CGGCATCTGCCAGTCGAGGAGGTGCGGGTTCGCGCGCGCCCATGCGTCGGCGGCGGCCATGGCGGATTGGGAGCCATTGCCAGGAGCGCCAAGGGGGACCGAACCAACGGCGCTGCGCCACCGGGGATAGACGCGAGAGGCATCGCTCGACAAGGACCGCGCGACGACGCAGTGCTCGACCATGCGCACCATGTCGCATCCGTCGGGCACCCACTCCCCCGCCACCGGCCTGCCCTCCATCACGCGCACCGTCTCCACGGCGGCGGCACCCTCGCGCACCTCCGGGTGGTGCTGCTCGATGTGGGCGGCGATGGCGGCTCGGATCTTGTTGTCGATGTTGTCCATGCCCCGGTCGTATCACACGGCAACGGAGCGTGCAATTGTTTGTTGCGAGAATCGACACGGGAGGGGCTTGCAAATTTGCAAGCGCGGGCGGGTCAGTTGATCAGGTCGTCGGCAAAGGCGAGTCGATGGCCGGCTGCGGCCGGAGCGCGACCATGCAGCACATGGCCCACGAAGGCGGCGGTCACGCCGATGGCCTTTGCCGCCTCGCGCTGCGTCTTGTAGGTGATCCCCGTCGTGAGATCGACGATGGGCCGCGACTGGCGTTCCCACTGGAGCTTCGCAGCCGCGGAGATCTTCGCGCGCTGCTCATCGGAGATCTTGAGCCGGCCCTCCGAGCGCTGACGATCTTTGGCTTCGCGCAGCGCCTGCTTGTGCTCCTCTGACAACGGGCGCCCCGTGACCTTGGCGCGTCGCTTCTCAATGGCCTCTTGCGAGGGCACGTGGCCGGTGTTTGCCGCGCTGAGACGAGCGCACCACTCGGCGCTCCGGGGCGGGCGCTGCTTGCCGATGTTGGCCCGGCGGATCTTTTCACGCGCCTCTGGTATCGGGTTCCTCGCTCCATCCCCTCCGTCGGTGGAGTTGGTGAGGCTGACGCCAGCATTCCTGAGCTGCGCGATCCAGTGCATCTCGGCCGCGTAGCCATCCGCATCGGTCGCCACTTCTTGAAGCACAACAATGCCGTATCTCTCCCCCCTGTCGAGTAGCGATCGGATCCATCTTGTCTTGGGGGTGTTGGGCTTCAGGTTGCTGGGAGACGCATGACCGCGCGGCCTCGTCATCCCTGTCTTGGAGAATCCGACGTATCGGATCGTGCTATCGGGATCGGTCAGACCATAGACGATACGCTTGCTGGACATTGCGTCATTCTACATGGCGCACGGTTCGTTTTTCAACCGATAAGATCGTCGAGCACCGGCTCCGGATAGCACCGACACAAGATCCCATCCCCGGGATTTCCCGTCTCGGTTTCATCGGTGCCACCGCCGAGCGGGGGATCGTCGAACGCGAACGTCTCTCCGGCCATCGAGCGCGCAGCAAGCTCCTCGTGGTTGTCCCGAACTCGCCCATCATTTGCAGAGCGCCAGTAGTAGCGATCGACGCCCATGGATGTCATGCGCTCCTGGTTCAGCTCTGACTGAAGGCTGAGCACCTGATCACGGGCGATTCGCTCCGCATCCCTGGTGCTCATCTCGTATCGCTCGGTGAATTCCTCCGCCAACGTGCTGGGGTGCGTGCCTCCCTCGAATGCGTCGAGCACGTCGAGGCGCAGCCGGTCGAAGTAGCGATCCGGGACCGTCACGATCAAGTCCACGTTGAGCGCCGCCCACCCCTCCAACTGGTCGCGAAAGGGCCGCTCGATGGCCGACAGCGGAACGCCGATCGCGCTGCGCAGCTGGGTGTCGAGCTGCTCCCGCGCGTGCTTGTCGGTGGCCTTTCCGAAGCCCAGCACCACGTCGTGGAGGGCCTGGGGCTTGAACACGTCCGCGAACTTCTCCGCGGCCCGGTCAATAGCGCGCGCCGCCCGCTTCCCCTGCTCGCTGGCCCGGCGGAGGTCGTCGTCGGCCTGCTTGGCCTTCCGCCGTAGTTCGTCCGCTTCCTCCTTGGCCTTCTTGCGCCCAAGGGCTGCGGCCTGCCCAAGTCCCTGTGCCCCACCGCGATAGGGGCCGGCGTCCTGCCTGGGGGCCTTCGTCTCGAGGCCCTGGATCGCCCGGTGCTGCTCGAGCGCGTGGAAGATCTCCCCCTCCTCGGAGCGGAAGCACTCCCGTGCAAGGTCGCACACCATCCGGCGGATCGCAGCGTGGTAGCTGTCCTCGATCCGGGTGGGGGGCAGAGGGCGGGGCCAGCGGCCGGGTTTCTTCTTCCGGGGGCCGGCGGGGGCCAGCGCGCGGAGGCGGGAGGCGAGTGCGCGCGTGGTGTGGCGGTTGATGGCGTGGCGGTTCATCCGCGCTCCGGCGTCCCCCCGCTTCCGATCTGTTCCTTGGGCGGCAGCGGCTTTCCTCCCGCTCCCGTCTGCCTCACCTCCGACGGGGTGGACGTGGGGGCGGCGGTGATCGGGTCGGAGGGCATGGCGGTCAGCGGCGGCACGTGCTCGGAGGCTGCCCCCCAGCCCGGCGGGGCCTCCTTGGCTGGGAAGCCGGGGGTGCCGGGGGCGTTGGGCTGCTGCTGGACGTTCGCCGCGTTGCGGGCCGCCGTCTCCTCGGCGCGGAGGTGCGCCCCGGTGCGCGCGTCGAGGTCGAGCACGATGGGCCCGGGGTTGTACTCGGGGCCGCCGTAGCGGGTGGCTGCCACCTCCTCGGGGGTGACGATCTGCGCGGTGATGTCGCTCGCGTCGGCGGCGCTGGTCTTCTGGCGGAGGTCGGCTTGCTCAAGCTCCGTGAGCTGCCACAGCGGCCGGAAGTACAACCCCCACCGCTCCGGCTCGTGCCCCTTCGTCGGGCTGTTCTTGGCCCGCCACATGAGCCGGTACAGGTACTCCAGCACGGGGCGAAGCTTCGTCTCCTGCTTGCCCTCGATGCGGTCGTAGAAGCTCCGCATCGACGGGTCTTCCTTTGCGCCGAGGCCGCCGGAGAGGTTGCCGAACATCACCGACACCGGCTCGTCGCTGCCCGCGGCCAGCTTCGTGGCCATCTCGCGGAGGATTTCGGCCAGCCCCGTCAAGCTAGGGGACTCGCGCTTGAACTCCTGATCCTTGTCGATGTAGCGCATCTTCGCGACCGACTGGAGGAGCGCCTGCATCTGCGCGTACTGGAGGTAGCTGGCGCGAGCCGCCGGGCCCTTCTCCGCCAGCGCCTTGGCGAAGCCGGGGATTGCCAGCGTCGCGATCGATGCCTCCTGCATCAGCACCGTCACCGCCTGCCAAGACTGCTCGTACTGCGAGAGCGACTGGTTCACGCGGGTGAACACGCTGTCTCCCCAGCCTCGCATCTGCTGCTGTGCATCGCGCGAGGTGGGCTCTCCGTTGAACACCAGGAGCCGCGTCTCGTGGACCCAGAAGATCGTGGAGCCGCCGGGGCCAAGGGGCATGGTCTGCGACACGGGGCCTTCGCCGGGGGCCGGGGGGCGAGCCAGTTGCACCGACGTGTTCCTGATCTGGTAGATCTCCGGGTCGCCGTACTTGGGCCGGCGGGGGTCGTTGTAGGGGCGCCACATCACGGCCTCCCCATCGACGCCACCGCGGAGCACGGTGAGGTGGGTGATCGCCCGCACCTTGTCGGGATCGAGCGGCTCGGTCAGCGGCCGGTCGCCGTCGTCCACGCCGATGAAGATGCAGCCGCCGCCATAGGCGCGCTCGTAGCGGAGGGCGGTGTTCACGGCCTGCTGGACGTGGAGTTGGTCGGCCCACTTCTCCATGGCCTCGACGAGATCGGTCCCCTCGTCGTTGACCTTGGGGAGCGGACCCGGCGGGGGCGGCGGGGCGGCGGCGGCGGGGATCTCACCAGCGGCCACGGCGTCCCAGCGGCGCGCGCGCTCCCTCGCGATCGTGCGCTGGCGCCCGTCGAGGCGTCCCGACCGCGCGACCTTCCGCCATCCGGCAGCGGCCCGGCGCGGCTCGCGTTGGCAGGCGTCGACATGCGCCCCGGCATCCCCGGCGATCGAGATGTCGTCTTCCGCCGGCTGAACCTCGATGTCCCATCCTCGGCGCGTCATCTCGTCGGGGATCTTCTCCACGATGTTGCGCCCGAGGTCGGAGCCTCGATACCGCGCCTCGGCCTCCCACCAGTTGAGCAGGTAGACCGCATAGGCCGGGCCGCCGGGGCGCCCGCCGAGCGTCTTGTCGAACTGCACCGTCCCCAGCCCGGTCAGCTCGTTGGCGAACCCGTCCATGTTGACGCCGGCCATCAGGTCCGCGTCCATGCGGCCGGACTCGTAGGACGCCACCAGGGCGCGGAGCTCGTCGAGGTACTCGGGGTTTGTGCGCCGCTCGGGGGTGTAGCCATCAAGCGGGTCTTCCACCTTGTGCGGGGAGGGAGGATCGGCGGTGAAGGGTCGGCCGTTGGCGTCGTAGAGCATGAGGGGAAGCCTATCACTGTGCGGGTGGTGCGTCGCGGGTGGTCGAATCCCGTAAATAGTTGTTGCGCTTAATTATGCCAGTGGTAGAGTCACCGGATGCACGTCCTCTCCCTCTGCGATCGAACCGGCGTCATGGTGCAGCCGTGGATTGAGGCTGGCCACCACGCCACGATCGTCGATCTTCAGCACCCGGTGGGCGAGACGACGGAAGGGCGCTTGACGCGCGTGGGCGCCGACTTGTTCCAGTGGACCACGCGCCGTCGCTTTGACGTGGTGTTCGCCTTCCCCGACTGCACAGAGTTCGCCGTGAGCGGTGCGCGGTGGTGGGAGGCGAAGGGGCCGACGCCGTTCCTGTGGGCGATGGAGTTGGTCAACAGGTGCCGCGCCATCGCGGAGCGCTCGCCGGTGTGGATGATCGAGAATCCCGTCGGCCGCCTCTCGACGTGGTGGCGCAAGCCCGACCACATTTTCGACCCCTGCGACTACGGGGGCTATCTGTCCCCGCCGGGCGACGCCTACACGAAGCGCACGTGCCTGTGGACTTCGCCGGCATTCGTCATGCCCCCCCGAAGCGCGTGGAGCCGACGGACGGGAGCCGGATGCACTTTGTTGCGCCGGGGCCGGAGCGCAAGAACATCCGCAGCGCCACGCCGGAAGGCTTCGCGCGCGCCGTCTACGAGGCCAACCACAAGCGCCACGCGCCTCACCCCATCCGCATGATGTAGTCCCCGCTCGACTCCTCGGTTTCAAGGTTCTTGAGCGCCTGGGACTGCGCGTCCACGTCGTCGTTCGTCTTGCCCTTCGGGAACTTCGCGTGCTCCTGGATGTACTCGTCGAGCCACGGCGCCCCGTCGGGGAGGTAGACGTTGCCGGCGCGGTGGTAGGGCAGCATCGCCCGCGCGCGGATCTCCTTGTTCTCCGTGCCGGGGCTCTCGGGCACGATGCCGCTGATCCCGTGGCGCTTCTCCAAGGTCGACATGATGGCGTCGCCGTTGGCCTTGGCCTCAATCACCTTCTCGCGCGCCTCGGGCCAGCGCCGGATTAGGGACAACAGCGCCTGCACCGTGCCGTCGAAGTCCATCCGGTCGTGGACGCGATCGAGCAAGAACCGATCGGCACCGTGCGCCCCCCACACGTGCATGGCGACGTAGCTGCCATCCGTCGTCTCCTTGAACGTGGCGTCCACGGAGATGATGATCCGGTCCATCTGCGCCGGCCTCGCGCGCGCCGGCCCTTCGTAGCATCCGCGGGGGCGCGGGGTCTTCTCGTCAGAGGCGATGCCGTCGGGCTTCCAGAAACGCCAGTCGGCGATCCTGAACATGTTGCCCCCGGCCTTCGTGGGCCGCTGCTGGTGCTGCGCCGCGAAGCCCTCTTCGCCAAGGGCGTTGGGGGCCTTGAACCCCTCCAGCACGTCGAGCGGGAAGCGCGCAGGAAACAGCGGCTCCCCGTCTCCGGCGCGCGGGTCGCGCCACAGCTCGCGCCGCTTGCCGTCCACCACGTGGTAGGTGATGCAGCGGTCTTCCGCGACGGAGATCGAGGGCAGAGACAGCACCTCGCACCCGCCGCCGGAGATCAGGAACCCCGACGGGTCTTCCTCGTGAAGCCGCTGCTGGATCAGCACCAGCCCGCCCGTCTTGGGGTCGACGAAGCGCTGCGATAGCGTCTCACCGATCCAGCCGTTGGCCTCGTCGCGCGCCGCCTTGCTGTGCGCCGCCTCGCGCTGAAGCGGATCATCCACGCCGATCAGGTGCGCGCGCCGGCCCGTGCCGCCGATGCCCGTGCTGAAGCGCTCCCCGCCGAGGGTGTTCATGAAGTGGTGTTTCGCGTTCTGGTCCGATCGCAGCGTCCACTTGTCGGGCCCGCTGAAGTTGGCCCGGTACCAGCCGGACTCGATGACGGCGCGGCACCGCACGGAATCGCGCGTGGCGATCTCGGCTGCGTAGCTCCCAAACAGGAACTGACACCGGGGCCACCACGTCCACACCCATGCGGGCCACAGCACGGCCTCAAGCACGCTCTTGGCGTGGCCGGGGCCGATGTTGATCACCAGCTTCTTGATCTCCCCGCGCGCCACCGCCTCGTAGTGCAGCGCCATCGCGTCAAGGTGCCATCCCCACACAAGGGGGTCGACGGCGGGCACGTACTGCCACGCCTGCTTGATGAAGAATGCGAAGCTCTCACGGCAGAACTGCGGGATGGCAGAGGTCACCGCCCCCGGCGGAAGCCGTGCGAGCAGCGCCGCCCGCTCCTCTGGTTCCAGGGCGAGCAGC